CAATCCTGACGGCACAGACCAGACGCTGTGTTATGTTTATAGTTCTGATTTGGAATACGCATGTGCAAAGGCTCATGCTGAATTGAAGGAAAAACTGTTGGAATATTATGGTATGTATTAAGGAAAAGAGAACCAATGAGCAGACTGATTGATGTGATAAAAGAAAACTGGGTTGCTTTTATATCTTGTTATTATCAATCGTTACGGAAATAGGGAAGTGGATGATACATAAACATGTCTGGAAGGAGAACCGATGAGCCTGATAGATAGAGAAGTACTTTATGAAAAAGCTTGCGGTTTAGAAGCACAAGCAGTACAAGCACTTGCGTATGTCGGAAAGATCGCAAATGACGAAACCAAAATTGAGGAGTGGAGAATATGGTCTGCAATCCTTGCAGAACGGACAGCGTTTAAACACGATATTTTTGATGCGCCTGAAGTAAAGCCAGAAATGAAGTGGATACCATGCAGCGAGAGGTTACCGGAAGAATTTGGCGAGTATTTAGCGTACAGAAAAAACGGAACAGTTGAAAAGATGTTTTACAATCCGATTCTAACAACGAGATATCCAAAAGGATTCTCGATTGTAAATAACAATTTTTCATGGCGGCAAGATAATGTAACCGCATGGATGCCATTGCCTGTATTGCCTGAACCGTATGAGGGGGAATAAAAATGAGGCTGATTGATGCTGATGCTCTTGTGACAACAATTAAGGGATTGTGTGCTTTGGCAGATATTCTGAATGGATACAGAACAAAACCAACCATGACATCTGATGAGATAATTAGGGTGATAGAGAATTCGCCAACCATAGAGACAGAGAGGAGAAAATATGAAAATTAACATTGTAACAGTAAGATGGTGGGATGGATATTTGGAAACATTTGAAGCGACAGAGGTTCGTTTTGGGTGCGACCTACTCTGGATGCGATTAACCAATGGGTCAAACAGGCATATACCTGTGAGACATATTAGATGGTATTCAACAAGTATCGAGAGTCACGAACCAGAGGTGGAGAAGGATGGGAAGGTTGATTGATGCTGATGCTTTGATAAACTACATTCAAGGATCTATTAATATGCGCTATATGAGATGTGAGTGGGAAAAGGTAGAAGGGCTTGAGTTAGCTCTGTCGTATGTCAATGATGCCGCTACAGAGTCACAATGGATACCTTGCAGTGAGAAATTGCCAAAAGAAAAGGTTAGAGTACTCGTTACTAAAAAAATCAATTCATATAATGGTGAGCATTGGAACTATAAATATATACCAGACATTGATTATATTGACGGTAATGCCCATTGGCATGAGAACGGATACAATAAAATTATCGCATGGATGCCATTACCTGGGCCGTATAAGGAGGAATAAAAATGAGGTTAATTGATGCTGATGCGTTATGGATGGAGATAATACACCGCATTGACCATTGTAATGACACTCTTGATATTATCGAGGAAATGCCAACAGTGTCACAGTGGATACCATGTAGTGAGAGGTTGCCAGAGATAGGAAAAAAAGTCTTATTGTCAGAGCCGAATGATATGTTTTTAGCAGAGTATTACGGTGATGGAAATCCAGAAGGAGTATGGCACATTGGGTATATTGACGGAATACACCACTATCTGCAAGACATTAAAGGATGTGCATGGGTGCCGTTGCCTGAACCGTATAAGGGGGAAACGAAAGCTAAAGAAGAAATCCAAAAAAATTGTATTGGACATGTTTATACAACTCAAGAATTTATTGATTGTGTAAGAAGAGGAAGTATTATTTCGGATGACGGCACAGGATATTTCCATGACGGTGAGAACGAGACATCTGTTAGCGTCTGGAAATGTAACTTAAACAAAGCGAAGGAAAAATATCCATATGTCTGTTGGTATAACAAATAGTGCTTGGAAGGGGGAAATATGTCTGAATTAGTAAATACTATACATATTGATATACCAGATAAAACAGAATTTGGAAGAGAGTGTTGTATCTGCGGAGAGGTGTTTAATCTTATGGAAATCAATGACCCGACAACTATTTGTCCTAGGTGTAGAAGACGATTGATGGAATTGTTTTACGGAGAAATAAAAAATGACGATTGAAGAGTTTAACAAATATATTAGAAAACAACCGCTTCAAACATACATTGTTGAAATCAAACTTAAATATAATCATGAAACAGAATATAGATATACAAATGAGATTCTAATTGTCGAGAACGGATGCGACTATGTTTGGTTGCAAGATTGGAATGAGGGTGAAGAGGATGTAGAGATATTGAATTGTGTTGCTCTTAATGATATCGACTTATCTTTACAGTGGATACCATGCGATGAAAAGCTGCCAGAAGAAAAAGACACTGGAATACTTAAAAAACTTGGTATAAACAAAAGATCGGATTATGTCATCGTTACCATTGAAATAAACGGTGACAAAGTGACAGATGTAGCTTGTACATATGATGGCTCATGGAACTGGGATAAAAAATACGCTTTTCCAGATTACAAGGTTACTGCATGGATGCCACTACCAGAACCATATAAAGGATGTAATTATGAATAACGCAGAAAAATTTAAAGAAATATTTGATATATATGCAACAGAGATGTGGGCTTCATCTGAAGCACAATTTCTTAATTGGCTCAATGCTGATTATATTGATGAAGTGCGGAATGCTGAGTGGATAAAAGCACACGGCATGATGCCGCCAGAAATGGCAGGAGTGTATTACTGCTCTGAGTGTGACGGAAAAGCAATGCGAGACTATAAGTCACATAAACAAATATTAACCGATTGGTGTCCACATTGTGGGTCAAAAATGGAAAAGGATGACAGAAAATGATAATTACAACAAAAACATCTATCGCATTTCGTATTCCTGAAGATAGTGAGTCGCTCAACACTTTCGTTAAAACAAATAATGTTGGCGAATGGGAAGAAATAACTTGCTGTGATTGGATTATCTATCAGCGTAGCGATACTGTACATGTTGGAAATCAAAGAGGTGAACAAGAATGAAAAAGAAAACACATATGAAAATCATGAACAAAGCAACAATCAAAATCTACTTTAATGACGGCAAGGTTGATGAAATACCTTCTCGCATATGGGATGATTACGAGTACAATGATGGATTATTCGTTGTCAAGCGCAGAGGGTGCTGGATTGGCATATACAACATGAAATGTGTGGATTGTATAGTGGTGGGGTAATGATATGAGTGTAATTATTGACAATTTGGATGTGCCAAATTCATGTGAAAGTTGCTACTTTAGATGTTGGTCAAACTTTCACCAAACTTCGGCTTGCGAATTAGAGAATGGCACTCCGGCATTTGACGATTATAGTCGTGATTATTTGGATAAAAAACCAGGGTGGTGTCCGATTAAGGAATTTCCGCATGGATATTGGATTGATACTGGTAGCGGTCAAGAATGTAGTCGATGCCATGAAGTTCAATATGGCTATGATAGCGGAAGATATTATTGTCAGAATTGCGGCGCAAAGATGTTAAAGGAGAATAACGGTGAGTAAATACATAATCGAGATTGAGGATGAACCGTTTAGCAGAGATGACGATTTCGAACATTATTTGTATAGAGCCAAACGTTTCAAGTCGTTGGTGTTTGATAGTGACGGGATAGACAAATTAGAACCATTTGATCCTGATAAATATGATTTTGATGAAGTGTATGATGAAGCGTATAAGAATGGACTCAATGATGCGTGGGATGCGGCGAGAAAACTTGCTCATATGAACGCTGATGTGCGAGAAAATATTTTTGGCGATGATTGGGACTATGGACATATTTATCAAAATACTGCATCAGAAGCAATCGCAAAAATCCGCGAGTATGAGGAGCTGAACGGTAGCATTGAGGTGGGCGACGAGGTTAGATTAATAAATAGCACTGGTATTGTTACTAGAAAATACTATGACAGTGGCATACATTACAATGTTGTATGGTCAAGTGGAAATACTGGATTCTATGGTGAATCAGATTTAAAAAAGACAGGCAGACGGTTTACTGAGATTGCCGAATTGCTGAAGAATATGAGGGAGGGGCAAGATGAATGAATTGAAACTATGTCCGTTCTGCGGTGGCGAGGCGATAAGAAACCATAAAAAAGAACTGGAAACATGGATTGTGGAGTGTTCAAATCAGTGTTGTCCTGCGTCATATATGATTGGATGGGACTATAATACAGAAATAGAAGCAATTGCTGCATGGAATAGAAGGATAGGTGAACATGATGAGATTAATTGATGCGGATGCGCTATGTGAAGCGTTATTGGATAGATGGAGCATAGCAGACACACATAAAGAAAAGTTAATACAGGCAGTTATGGCAGATGTTGTTACTCCAATTGTTGTTTCACAGCCGACAGTGCCACAGTGGATACCATGCGGTGAGAGATTGCCTGAAAAAGATGGCGCATATTTGGTAGCCTGTGATACTAAATCTAAATATAATCCGTATGTGTATGATGTAATGACATTCGCAAACGATTTATATCAAATAGACGAATATGATTTCTGTAATAGAAAAGGTGAAAAAGGATGGTTTTATTGCGATAGAGAATACGGATTTTTAGAAGACTATAGCGTAGTTGCATGGATGCCATTGCCAGAATATTACAATGAGAATAATGATGAGATGATTAATACTATACTTAAACCATTCGTAGTCGAACAACCATACAATGTCGCATCTGGAGAATTTTATATGAGTAGCGCAAAAGTAGAGGAGAATAACGATGAGATTAATTGATGCTGATGCTTTGTTACCGCTGTTATACAAACGCCGTGATATGTACCAGAAGTGGCTTGAAGATGCCAAAAAACAAGGAAAAGATGCGGTATATAACGACGTAATGAGGATGATGATTACTTTGAGCGCGTGTATTGCCGATGTTATAGATCAGCCAACAGTTGAAATAAATGACAAATCATGAAGGATGATTCGGCCGGATACAGATCCAATTCATACAGATATGCAGATGGTGGTAGAGTATCTTGCATACACGGCGAAGTATGCAGAGAGTATCTTAAAGGTTGCGGTGGTATACTTTCGCCATATTGTCCTTATGAATGCAAGCATTATATGCCAGTAAGGAGAGAAGATAATGGTAAACAGTGGTAAAATTGAAATTGTTGCTAAAAATTATTTTCACAACGACGACTATCTAAGCAATTTGAAATCATTGTTGGAGAAAATCTATATTGATGGTTTCAAAAAAGGTGTTGAAAAAACCGAGCAAACCGAGCAGTGGATTTTCTGCAAAGATAAAGAACCACCAGCGATAGAAAATGTACAGATTATGGTTGTTGATGATTGCGGAGATACCCCCTATACATATAGTGAATGCGGGTGGAAATTAGGTGACAATTGGGTTGTTAATAACGATGTTTTGCATGATGAAGTAGTGGCTTGGAAACCAATGTCAAAGTCACTTAGCGTTGAACAGCTTAAAGAAATGGGGTATTTGTGATTATGAGCATAAAATCAGATAAAATTCTTAATGGCGGCGGACAATTAGTTAATCTAAGTACTGGCGAGCTTAAGGATGTCGTTGGTTTATATAATGCTATTGATAACATTAAAAGTGTTATCGAAAATGCAGTTAATTATGCACAAGCCGTAGAAGAAGAAAATGATGCTCTTAAATCTAACGTGTGGAAAGACGAACAGCTACGATCAATGAAAGAACAGCGTGATCGTATGTTGAAAGATTATCAGCGCGGATTCCCAATTAGCGAAGATGAACAAGAACGCATCAATAATTGGGCGACTCGTCATAGAAGATTGTACCATCCAACAAACGGCAATGTTAAATACGATGGTTGCTCGATTGTTTACGAATTTAGTCCAACGTCATTGGGTACGGTTGGCACAGCATATTGTGAACAGTGTATGAGAAAGTTGCGGAAAGAACTTGGCGACATTGACGATTATACATCTTGGGGAGATTATTTCGATAAGAAAAGGAAGTTAAATGGCAAATATGATGCTGAATTTGAGTTTCAGAGTATATGAGGTGTGAATTATGATTGGATTATATATAACTGGAGCAATTTTGGTTACTACATGGATATTTTGGAGTGTTACTGATTGGTATTACAGAAAACATCCGATGGAACTATTTGAATTAACTCATGGTGGTAAACCGGCGTGGGATGAGATTGTGTTTGCAATTATGCGAGTTGTTAGCATACTGGGATTAGCATACTGTGTAGTATATTTATTTATTACTTGGAAATAATAATTTATTAAAGGAGATATTTTTATGGCAGAAATGACTAGAGAAAATGATTTAATTCTAAAACCAAACGAGTTCGCATATATATTGGATTTAACCAAGGGTGGAACTCAATGTGGGTGTGGGCCGTTTAAGCTCAGTATGAGCGCATCTGACCAGATTGTTTCGTTTGATGAGACAACTAAACGACTTGTGCCGTCCACTCAGGAGAAAGCAATTAGGCCGTTTGTGACTGTAAAAGAAAACGATTATGTTATACTAACAAATCCAGCAAAAGATGGATCTCATCCGAGAGCTGGCACAACTAATAATCAGCCGGAACTGTTATTTGGTAAAAGTGTGGTTATACATGGCCCAGCGTCATTTGCACTATATCCGTATCAGGAAGCGTTGGTTATTGCCGGACATGTGCTTAGATCGAGCCAATATTTGCTTGTAGAAGTATACGACACATCAGAGCTTAATGACAGTGACTATGAAATTGGTGAGCGTATTATTATTCGCGGCGACAAAACTCCGTTCTTCATCCCCACTACTGGATTGAGAGTTGTTCCAGATAACGATGGTAAATATGTTCGTGATGCTGTTACACTTGACCGATTAGAATACGCCCAATTATTAAACGAGCAAGGTGAAATGCGTTATGTAAAAGGCCCAGCAATTGCATTCCCAGAAGCAGATGAGACGTTTATTATTAACGATAAAACTGGTAAGCCTAAATTTAGGGCAATAGAACTTAGTGATATTAGTGGTATTTATCTTAGAGTAATCGCTCGCTACGAAGACGAGGATGGCACAGTTCATGAACCGGGCGAAGAATTATTTATCACTGGTAAAGATCAAAAGATTTTTTATCCACGACCTGAAGTAGCAATCATTAGTTACGATGGCAAAATTCTTCATCATGCCATTGCAATTCCGTCTGGAGAAGGACGCTATGTTCTCCATAGATTAACTGGCGATGTAAAGACGGTTAAAGGGCCTCGTATGTATTTGCCAGATCCTCGCACCGAAGTAATTGTTAAGCGTAAACTTAGTGAAAAAGAATGTAAGCTGTGGTATCCTGGCAATAAAGATGTGCTCAAACATAATGATATTATGCCGACTACGACGCTCGATTCTATCAACGAATTATCTGATGCTTTCGCTAAATTAGGATCAACCATTACAACAACAAGCTATTCGCCGTCCTCAGTTACATTATGTGCCAATAGTTTAGATAATGGTTTTCTTGGTCAAGATGATTCATCAATTACTGTCAACGACGGATTTAATCGTGGTAATACATATAGTAAGCCGAGAACGATTACTATTGACAACAAATATGATGGCGTTGTAACCATTGAAGTATGGACTGGATATGCAATTAATGTCGTTGGTAAAGACGGTAAACGCAAAACAATAGTTGGACCGCAGACTTATCTGATGGAGTATGACGAAACGCTTGAAGTTGTACGCACTGCTGATGGTGATACGGTTTTCCTTCGTGTTGACAATGACCGTATTGATGATGTAATTCACGCCCAGACTAAAGATTTTGTTGATGTTGATATTGCTGTGACATATTGCGTCAATTTTACGACTACACATCAGGATAAATGGTTTAGTATTAAGGATTATGCAGATTATTTAATTGACCATGAACGATCAAATATTAAAAAAGCGGTTAAAGAATATTGTCTTGAGGAATTTTATTCCGACGGTGCGAATATTGTAAAGAATGCTGTTACTCCTATTGTTCAGAGCGGTGGTAGTAAGAAGAATTCTGACGATATTACTGCTGTTGGTAAGTACTTTAGCAACGGTATGTATGTGGATAGCGTTGAAGTGTTGAATATTAAAATTGCCAACAATAATGTCCGCGAAATGTTAGACAGACACCAGGCTAATATTGTTGCCAAGTCGCTCGAACTTAGTGCTGCTACTAAAGAAATGGCAGTAACCAAGGAACTTGAAAAACTTCGTGCAGAGCGATTGCAGCTTGAATATGAACGAGCAATGAATGAAATTGACGTTAAAAATAAAACGACCATGGAACAGATTGCTCGTGATGCACAGATTTCAAGAGCCAAGGAAGATAACCAAAAAGCAATCAAGGAAGCAGAGAAGAATCTGCAGCCAATTCTTGATGCAATCCAAGTTGCTGAACTTGCTCGTGATAAGAAAGACTCTGATCAGACGCTTGCTTGGCAGAAAGAACATGATAAGCTTGAGGTTGATAAGCAAAAGGCATATACTGATGCTGTGAAGAAGGTTGTTGACTCCATCAGTCCAGAACTTGTAGCGGCAATTACAACGAGTTCTAAAGCCGACATGATTAAGGAGATTGCTCAGTCACTTAGTCCGTATGCACTGGCTAGTGAGAATGAGAGCGTTGCTGATCTGGTTGACAAATTACTTCGTGGCAGTGGTCTTGAGGGTGTTATTAATCTTCAGATGGTGGATACATCTGAGACAAAGTAATGTAACTTGTGGGAGTATTTTATATATGGGCGGACTTAATTGTTCGCCCGAAAAAAACATTAATCATATATTAAACAAAACTATTGACAAAATCGACTTGATAGTGTATTATAGTGGGGTAATTGTTGGAGGTGCCTATGGCTATTGAGAAACATCATTGGACTACTGACGAGATCGTTGAGTTTGTGAAGAAGTATTATGGGATAAAGTTGTATTGGTGGCAGAAGCTTGAATTGTGGTGGTTTTGGTTGAGAAATCGACATAAGACATATTATTTGTTTGATGATTTATTGTGGGGAATCTCAAATAAATAATATATTAAGGAGTAATAATGAAAGAAATAACTAATCGTTACATTTATTGTACTACAAATCTTATTAACAATATGGAATATGTTGGTAGAAGAACTTGCCATTGCGCAATAGAAGAAGATGACTACTTAGGCAGTGGAACGGCATTTTTGAAAGCGCTTAAGTTATATGGCAGATAGAATTTTAAGAAAAAAATACTTAAAGTGTGTAAAACTGAAGCAGAACTATATAAGCAAGAACAAAAGATAACTCAAAAACTTGACGTTGTTCGTAATAGAAAATATTACAATTAGGTTTATGGCGGTGCGCCAAGATCGGAAGGGTTTAAATACACAGAAGAGGAGATCGAAAAAATGAACTACTTAGAAGAGATGATGAGTGATGAAATGATATATGGTGTTAAAGTAAAGGATAGAAGTGCGGAGCATAAAAGACCGCAAGTTATTCTTTCGTATATCGAAACCGTAGAAGACAAAGTCATCGGTCACTTTATGACGATAACGGACGATTTATATAGCAATGATAAATCAAAAGTGTTTAGCAAAGGAAATGATCATTTTACTCATAGATATATGAATGAAAATGAAGATGTTGTTCCGTGGATGCACAAAGAAGGATATATGCTTGTGGATAAAGATAAGTGGAGCAATTACTATATGTGTGTTCACGGTTTTGGAGATTTTAATCAAGCTGTAAGTGAAATAAATGCCAAGTCCAAGATATACAAGGAAAGAATAAACAGTAATAAATCCAAGAAAAATACCAATGTGACCACTGTTGACAAGAGTGGTTTTGCTTCCAAAACTAACACTATTCAGTTTGCAGATTCAAACATGAACCATATTGCACGTTTGGCAAAAACTTCAAACGACTATCGCAATTTCATGGAGTTGTATCGCAGATTTGAGGACGTCGGGTTTACCAATGTTTATCACGCAGTTACTGGCTCTGGATCAATCACAGCTGCCGATGCCGAAATTATTAGAAGTGGTAAACTTAAATGTTCTGCCGATGATGTTAAGAGAGCAACCTCTGTTCTTACATATGAATTGAAGTTCAAAAACATCGTAAGTGAAGTTGGCGGTCGCGGAGATTACTTCAAGATTGCTCTTGCATTTTGTTTTAATCATCCAGAAATTGATAACGAATTTCTGCTGAAAAGACTGCGCAAAAATTATGGGAAAATGACAAAGATTAAGTCGATTAGAGACGCTCTTCTTCAGATTGAGAAAATCTATAATTATCGGAGAAATCCCAAGGTGTCTATTGAACATGATTATCTAAGAAGAAATAGTGCTAAATAATTAATATTCATAATATATTAAAGGAGAAATCATTATGTATTGTCCCAAGTGTGGCAAAGTTCTCAAGATGAAATTATTCTTTGATGGCACCACAAACCACGGTATTCGCAGTTACATTTGTGACTGCGGGTACACCGTAGACAAAGATCCGGCAGGATTGCTCCATAGCAACATAATGGATCGTTATAAATTTGATGTGGAGAATAAATATGAAATACGATGATTTAGTTGGCAAAATTCAAAAAGCCAAAGAGGATTACTACAACTATGGCACGTCGCAACTTACAGACGAAGAATATGACCGGCTTGTTGAGCAAGCCAAACATCTTGGATACGTCGAAACCGTTGGTGCATCACCAGTTGACAGTATTGCTAAGATCACACATCAGCATCCAATGCTGTCGCTTGACAAAATTCATTCCGAATTTGAAGTCAAGAAGTTCATTAAAGACAGACAGTGCTTGGCAATGTATAAAGCTGATGGATTGACAATTTCCGCTACTTATCAGGATGGTATTCTTGTGCGTCTCGAAACTAGAGGCGATGGTAATGTTGGCAATGATATTATGCATCACGCAAATTCCATCAGTAATCTACCGAAGGTTATCAATCGCATTGGCAAATATGTTATTGATGGTGAATGCGTAATACTGCAAGGCGATTTTGATAGCATCAACACCAATGGTGAGTATAAGAACCCTCGCAATCTTGCAGCCGGATCTCTTAATTTGTTGGACGGCGCTGAATCTGCGAAACGACATTTGAAGTTCTATGGTTGGGATGTAATTGAGGGTGGTAGTAACAATAGTTTATGTGCTAATCTTATTGAAGCCAATTTCCTTGGATTTGAAACTGTTTATAAGTATATGTTGAATGGCGCTGAAACAATGGAAGAGATCACGAGAATCTTGACATTAATCAAGAACAATGCCAACAAAGAAGGTTTTCCAATTGATGGTGTTGTAATCAAGTATGATGATATCCAATACGGAAAATCGTTAGGAATGACAGAACATCATCCGCTTGGAGCAGTAGCATATAAATATCAAGATGAAACTTATGCAACAAAGCTTAAGGAAGTTATCTGGCAAGTTGGTAAAACTGGGCAAATTACACCGGTAGCAGTATTCTCTCCATCAGTAATGATTGATGGTAGCGAAGTTGAAAGAGCAAGTCTTCATAATTTGAGTATTATGAATGAACTTGGATTAACTAATGGTTGCACTTGCTACATATACAAAGCGAATCAAATCATTCCCCAGATTGATCACGTTGATCAGGATGGTAATGGTGCAATTGCAGTTCCTTCTGTTTGTCCAATTTGCGGAGAACCGACAAAAATTGTCAAAGATAACAACACCGAAGTGCTGATGTGTGTGAATGAGGATTGCGAGGGTAAACTGTTGGGCAAGCTCACACATTTTGTCAGCAAAAAGGGCATGGATATTGATGGATTATCCGAAGCAACGCTTCAGACATTTATTAGCATGGGTTGGCTTCATAGTCTCGGCGATATTTATTTGCTCAATGCATATCAGTCCGGAATGTTGCACTTGTCTGGGTTTGGCAAAAAATCTGTTGATAAATTGCTGAAATCAATCGAAGCAAGCACACATGATGTTGATCCTCGTAAATTTATTACGGCACTGAGCATACCGAACATCGGCGCTGGACAAACCAAATTAATCTTTGCTCGTTTCCACAACATTAACGAGTTTGTAAATGCAATCGACAGCGGATTTGATTTCTCGTCAATCCCTGGTATTGGGCCAATATTGAATAAAAACATTTACACTTGGATGAAGAAAAACCGCTCAGAATTCAATTTCTTGCGTAGTATTCTGAGTTTCCAGAGTGATAATATTATGAATAAGCCGACCAATAATGGAGCGCTTTCTGGGAAATCATTTGTTATTACTGGTAAACTTCAGAATTATAGCAACCGTAATGAACTGGTCAAAGCAATTGAGGATAATGGCGGTCATGTGGCGAGTTCAGTTAGCAAAAACACTGATTATTTGATTAATAACGATGTCGCATCAACCAGTGGCAAGAATAAACGAGCGAAGGAACTTGGTGTCGAGATAATTTCTGAAGCTGATTTTCTCAAACTTATTAATTAAATATTAAGCAACACATAGACAATAATAACAATTTTTGGTATAATACGAACCGAGGAGTTGGTTATGAATAGGGTTAAAAATATATTGTATAAATTGAAACCGCGATGGTATGTCTGTCGCGATGTGGTTATGGTTATCTGGCTTGGTTACGAATGGCTAATTCCTCGGTGGTTCAAAGACGACCGAAGAAGATAAATAATTTATTAAAGGAAAATTGCCAATGAAAGAATATTTATTTTGTGAAGATACACTGCCTCAAGCATATCACAAAGCGCTAACGACATTATATTATTGCGGCGACGTTACTGACTGTGCCGACTGGAACACACGACAGAAAGAATTATCTGCGACAATGGTAATCCAATATCCGCTACGAGAACCGATGATATCAAAATGCTTTATTGGCGGGCCAGAAGAACTTCAGCAATACGTCATGGAAATGTTGGATGGTATTCTGGATTTCGAAGTTGATCGTGGCAACTGGACATACACATACCATCAGCGTATGACGGAATATCCTGGGCGTGAAGGTTATCTAATTAATCAGATTAGTTTTGTGATAAATGAACTTCGTCGCAATCCGTCGAGTAGAAGGGCGGTTATGTTTATTCGTAGTATTGATGATATTGGTTCTGATGATCCAGCTTGTTTACAGCATATCCAATATTTCATTCGCAATGGTGAACTTGATTGCGATGTGTTATTTAGGTCAAATGATGCCGCCAAAGCAACATTTATGAATGCGTTTGCATTGATTATGTTGCAGAAACGAATCGCCGATGAACTTGGTGTTAAAGTTGGCACTTACACACATCGAGCGAATAGTTTTCATTGCTACGAAAAAGATTGGGAACTTCTTCATGGATATGCGTGGCGCATTGATACTGCTGAAGACAAAGAAGATATTACTTATGAGTATGACGGTGATTGGAAAGACATCATGGACGAAGCAATACCAATGATTATGGAGAAAGTTGAGACGCTGAAGAACAATGATTAAAATTCTCAATGTTAATGCCGATTGGACGGCGGCGAAAAATGAGTGCAGAAATACAGTTAATAAAGATCCGACAGACAATGTTCCGTCCAAACAGTTTATACATAATTTGTTAATCTCTGAACATTCGCCGATTAGATTAATTACAATTCGGTGGAAATGGCCAAACATTAAAAGCTGGGTCGCGACGCATTAATTGAAGTGCCTTTACACAGTAATGTGTAAATGAAAACGGTGTGAACCAATCTTACAAATTGGGGTGTATTAAAAATATGCTATCGGTGAAACCCCTATACTTAGGGCAATACCGAGAAGGAAAATTATGGCTGGAATATATATTATAAGAAATCTTGTTAACAATAAAGTATATATTGGACAATCAATTGATATAAAAAGAAGATGGGGAGAACATAAGCGTAAATATAAACAAGAGTCGGAAAGAAAAGATTCTTATTTGTATAAAGCGATGTATAAATACGGTGTTGATGCATTTTCTTTTGATATCCTTGAAGAATGTGATAAAGAAAAATTAAATGAACGTGAAATATATTATATTTAGAAATATAATTCTACAAATCGTGATGCTGGGTACAATATATCAACCGGCGGGAATCTTAATTCTTATTTATTAAATGAAGATAATCCAAATTCAAAAATGACATCTGAAGAGATTTGGGATATTAGGGAGTCGTATAATAAACATGATGACAAACAGAATGTTTATAAAAAATACGCTGACAAAATTAGCATAAATACATTCAATGATATCTGGCATGGCAAAACATGGAAAAATATCCATTTAGACGTTTATACAGACGAAAATAAAAATTTTCATAGAAACAATTATGATAAAGTTCAATCTCATGAATCAATTAAAGTTGTTACAGATGAACAAGTAATATTGATAAGAGATGAATACAACAAAGGGCGGTTATCGTGCGCTGAAGTATTTGAAATTTCAGGGATAGAAAACTTCAATACATTTATGGATGTTTGGAACAATAATACATTTAAGCACATACAGAGCGATCTTCCAAATAATAGAAAAAAGCACACAAAACCAAAAGGACGTCAAAATGGATGTAGAAATAATAATGCCAAATTTTCACAAGATGAGGTTGACACTATTAGGCAGATGTATAAAGACGGGATGAAAGTACCTCAAATCTATGAAAAGTTTAAATCACGTTCGAGTATTAAAACGATATATCACATTGTTAACAATGAAACATATAAAACAGAATAATTTCTTTTTGTAACGACTATTCCGAAAGGAAGTACAGCGGAGACGTACCGCTGGAAGCGCACCGCATCCTAACACTTATGTGTGGATGATGAGATAGTCTAATCCGTCTGTTGAAAACAGAGTTAAAGTACTCAGTAATGAGCGGTATAAATGTTTGCACGACACTGGCTTGGTTGGGATAAGTGGATATCAACACAACGTAGTGATAGAACCGGCGTAAATCGTGATGAATCTCCGCAAGATACACTTGTTAGCATGGATGTCAATGCTAATGCACAAGCGTTGATTAATGTTGCTAGATGGAGATTATGTTATCAGGCGTCGCCGGAAACTCGCCACCATATGGAAGAACTTAAGGTTGCAATCCGTGATGATTGCGACCAGAAAGAACTGTCGAATGTGATGGTACCGAATTGCGTATATCGTTGTGGATGTCCAGAATTCTCCACATGCGGATATTGGAAACAATTTCAGCAGTGGGCAACGCATCATGGTTATAACTTAATGGATATCCATGAACGCTACGATGCTTACAATAAATATTTTTACGACAGGAGAAACAACGATGGACAAAATCAAACGACATGAAGAATTATGTGAGCAAATACATTCAACATATATCCAGAAGAATGCGGCTTATGGTGATTCTTTTGGACGCAGTTTTAGCGATTGGGGTCTTGCTGCTTGCGCTGTTCGTATCAGTGATAAGTATAATCGTTTTGTTAATTTATCAAAGCATCCTGAAGTTGATAGCGGCGACGAAGCGATTACTGACACGTTAATTGACATGGCGAATTATTGTTTGATGACTGTAATAGAATTGGAGAATAGTAATGAGTGAAGTAATTAGAATTTATCTTGCTGGGCCATCTTACTTCGAAGAAGATGAAGGGGCTAGTTGGAGAGCAAAAGCAACGCAGATGTTTAAGACTGTGACAGAGGATTTAGATTGTACCGTAAAAATTATCAATCCACTTGATTTCTTTAGCTATTCAGAAGTCAAGCATCAATCTGATACACAAGTCAAGCAATACTATATGGATCAAATACTACATTCGCGATTGGTGCTTTGTAATTTGGATAGAACTAGAACAAGTCCAGGAACAGCACAAGAACTACAGTTTGCAGTAGATAATAAAATTCCGGTGGTTTCATTTTCGACAGATGAGGAAGTATATCCATGGTTGAAGGTTGATAGTCAAGTGGTATTTCCGTCTATGTTGCAAGCGATTGATTACGTCATTGATTATTATTGCAGATAATCAATTATTAAAGAGATGAGGTGATTAACATTAGTTATCTGACTGGCAAGTGCGATTGTTACGATACGCTCGTAATGATTCACAAGGTCACTGATTTTAGTAATGTTCGTATATACGCTGCGAACAATGGTTTAATTCCGTTGCGTATTGACTCGCAAAAGGATTTGATGCCGTATTATCCTTATTTGATAACTAGTATGTCATCGTCCAAAGAAGACGGCATTGACGCTCATCTATCGGAGCGTTCATACATCGACATTGAAGAAGAAGATCGGCTCAAATGGCGATTAAATCAATTAAAAAAATATTATAGACGTTGTAAAAGAAATCACGAGCCGTTTGACGATAAAGAAGCAATCAAAAAAATTTGCGTATGGAATAATGGTGAAGAAAATTATGAAACTGAGTTGGTAAAGCGAGTAAAGTACGCTGGCGAGAGAGCAACATACGACGGACTACATATTCCAATGTTTGATGCAAGTCGCAAGCGGTTATTCGAAGATATGGTAGATGCAGGATATAACGGACTCCGTGCGTGGACATGGTGTTTTGGTTGGAGAAGGTTGGTAGAATTCGATGGCAATAACGACGGTAAGAACTGATTTAACTTGGGAAGGTCGAGTTGGCGATATGCTTGCTACTACTAGCGAGAAAAAAATTAAGCAAACTCTCAAAGATATGACTGGTGCTGTTGATGTAGAAATATTAAGTGTTGATAGTTGGGACGAAGACGAAGATGAAGCTTAGAGAGATTATAAAAAAGGTAAGCAACCCAGAACGAAAAAGGCTTGAAATAAATTACAGAACTCATACGCCATATGATCGTGATGTTTTAGTCGGCATTTGTCATTATGATTATCCAACTGGTGAATTAATCAGTGATGATGGAGATAGCTATTATCTTGATGATGAAATGGATGGGTATGATATTTTTACCGACGAGTTTTCTGGTGATCAGTTTCTGATGGTTTGGTATGAGTCGGAATGGGTTGAATAAAACATAGCAACAATATAACCCACTATAAGGAGGTTAAAATGTGGCACAAATATATGATCTGCTGCCGTGGTGACGGCGGGTAGGTCAATGCTCGTCGAGGTTTGCGGACTGGGAGATGAAAGCTCGCTTTTGCGGAAGAATGAGAAAGGCGTGATTAATTTAGGGGCGTAGTTTAATGGTCGAAAACAGCAGACTCTAAATCTGTAAGCGCGTTTGATGCCGCTGATGAGCGTTCGAATCGCTCCGCCCTTGTGTAATAATAAATATCATATTAAGGAGAACTAATTATGAAAATTAACAATGAACCACCCACAGTTTCAACACAAAATCCGCCAGAACCAGAATATCTCGAAGTAACCACAGTCCCAGCAATCATTTACATTCCAGAGAACACCATTAAACTCGAAGTTATTGCCACTGTAATGAATGATGATTGTTCTATTAATAAAGGGAGTATGGTTCTCAACGTCGCTGCAGTTGCCGAAGCTCGCATTCAAGGATGGGATTGGGAAGGTGAGAATGTTAAATATCAGCTTACAGACGAAGCAAAGAGGGAACTCGGTCTATGACATTAGAACGAGCACTGGAGTTAATGCAAATTGAGCAACGATGTGTAGAACGCAACAACATATGTGATCACAATTGCGCCGCCTGTGATTTAGTTCAAACCGATACAGAGTTAATTGCCGCATACAAAGTTGCTCAACAATGTATAATGTCAACTATTATAAACAATAACCAATCTATTGTTTAAAATAATAAACATAAGGAGAAATAATGCCAGTATTATCACAATCTAATGCCAACAAACTTTGTATGAGTGGTATTTATCGCTGCGAACCGATGTTGGAATTGCTACCAATATATAAGCGTGACAATCCATACTGGAGTAACAATTGGACATTCAAAGTACGAATTGTCGGTGACACATACTACATGTGTGATACCTATTTTAATGAATTTATCATAGAAATAACAGATGATAATATTGATAAGTTTGAATTTGTATTTGACTTGAATGACGTTGAGAAATTTCGCGGCTTTCACTGGGGCGATTACAAATCTGAGGATAAATGGATTATATCTCTCGATTCTGGCGGCAGAACATCGCCACACTATATGATAAAGAAGAATGCTATGCCAGACAAAGAGCGTGTGGTTCGCCGCCTTAATGAAGAAATCGATTCTCTCAAGGATAAATTAATTAGTAAACGACAAGATTTAATCAAAGTAATGAATGACGAAGTAGACTTGCGATATGTGTTGTGAGGTATATACAATGACGATAAAACAAACTATTAACTTGTTATCCGGCGACAAGAACAAACCAAAGGAGTTACTACAGTGAAGTAGTTAGATTGCGACAGCGTGGAATTTGACAGCAAGTATAATATATTTATTGATGCAGATCCAGTAGAAGATCATCTGACAATTGTCGGAGTTGAGGATGGTTGGCTAAAAATCGACGATGGAGTTTGGGAAGATTATCAATGTGCAAAACATCGTATGCAAATGTGCGTTGATGCAACGCCGATGTTGGGCTACTGGCAAAGTTATCTGAGTTGGGTAAAGGATAATTAATTATGTTGAAATTAGATTTAGATTTAGAACAAGTTAATGACTTGTGTAAAATTTGCGATAGTTGCGGATTTGATGTAAATGTTAGTTGCGGCAAGTTATGTGTCGATGGATGTTCGGTCATGGGTGTAATGGGGCTGACTGGGCGAGTCGTTGAGATAATGCCAGTTACATCAGATGCAGAAGAGTTGGCAGATTTTATTAGTCAAGTTAAAGAACTTGGTGCGTATGTTGAATAAATTAGTAGAATAATTAAATCATATATTAAGGAGATATGTCATGAAACGAATTAAAATCAAAGGTAAGGAATTTAAAGTAATCCCTGAAGCAAAACTTGTCCAGGGCGAGATGTTGGAAAAAAGTTACGCTAATGATTTGAGAATTGGGATTAAACCGATTTACAAGTCAATTCTTAGACACGCCGTTCTGCATGATGAGGTTTTTAGGAGACACACTCTGAACGAGACAAATATTATTCACGCCAATGCTTATTGCGACGAGAACGACACTTGGGATGAAAAGCGTGGCATTGAGGTTTGTGCTGCCAAACTGGAACTGAAGAATCATCGTAAGCTTGCAAAACTGTATGATCGTATTTCTCGTGATTTACAAGAAGCGGCGATTATTGCGCAGAGCTTTTGTTTCCATCATGAGGATAAGGCGCAGGCGATTGAAGACGATTTATGTAGGACATTTGGACGTTTGAAAATGTGAGGTGTGATGAATGACAGTACAAGAATGGCTTGGTAAAGATAATCAGCTTGGAATCGATATTTGGAATAAAAAATACCGCTATGACAATGAAAGCTTTGATGAATGGTTAAATAGAGTTTCGGCAAAAAATGAAGAACTCAAACGTCAGATTATTGAAAAAAAGTTTTTGTTTGGCGGTCGTATTTTAGCCAACCGTGGGTTGCCTAAGTTAGGAGTAAAAGTAACATACTCCAACTGTTATGTTATTGAACCGCCAGAGGATAGCATTGAATCAATATTCGATTGTGCTAAGAAACTTGCCAGAACGTATTCATATGGTGGTGGTTGCGGTGTTGATTTAAGTAATCTTGCCCCAAGAGGAGCGACGGTCAACAATACTGCAAAACAGACATCTGGATCTGTTAGTTTCATGGATTTGTATTCGCTTGTTACTGGCTTAATAGGTCAGAACGGTCGTCGTGGCGCATTGATGTTGTCAATTTCTTGTGAGCATCCTGACCTTGAAGAATTCATTGGTGTTAAACAAAATACTGATAGGGTAACGAAAGCAAATATCAGCATTCGTATCACTGACAAATTTATGAATGCTGTAAAAAATCGAGAGCCGTTCACATTAAGTTTTACCAGACAAGAAACTGGCGAGACAATTACTAAAGAAGTTGATGCATACGAATTATTCCATAAGATTTGCGAATCAAATTGGGATTGGGCGGAGCCTGGAATGCTGTTTTGGGACAGAATTGAGAATTGGAATTTGTTAAGCTGCGATGACGAGTTCCATTATGCTGGAACCAATCCGTGTGCGGAGGAACCGTTGCCAGCTGGTGGTAGTTGTCTTCTCGGTTCAATTAATCTTGCTGAATTTGTAACTAAGGATAAACAATTTAATTTTGATGATTTCGCAAAAACCGTAGATATTGCGACAATTGCACTTAATGATGTGTTAGACGAAGGGCTTCCGCTTCATCCATTGCAAGAACAGCGAGAATCGGTTCGTGATTGGAGACAGATTGGGTTAGGCATCATGGGGTTAGCTGATATGCTAATCAAAATGGGTATTAAGTATGGAGACGATGAATCAATTGATCTTTGTAATATGATAGGATACACAATGGCATCTCAGGCAATACAAACGTCAGCATATCTTGCCAGTGTAATTGGTCATTATCCGAAGTATCACCATGACGCTGTTACGAAATCTGAATTTTACAAAAAACATGCGGAAAATGTTGATATATCTCATGGATTGGCTAATTCTCAGCTACTAACCATTGCTCCAACTGGTACGCTGTCAACAATGCTTGGAATATCTGGTGGAATTGAGCCGATTTTTGCAAACTATTATACACGCAAAACAGAGTCTCTACACGGTCATGATGAATACTATAAAGTATATACTCCAATCGTAAAGAAATACATGGACGAGCATAGTCTCACGGATGACTCTGATCTTCCAGATTTCTTTGTTACGGCACAAAATATATTTTATGAGAAGCGCATATTAATGCAAGGTATTTGGCAACAGCATATAGATGCAAGTATTAGTTCTACTGTAAATGTTCCAAATAATTTCTCTGTGGAAGAAGTTGAAAGATTATATATGACCGCATGGGAATGTGGACTTAAAGGCGTAACAATTTTCCGAGATAACTGTAAAAGGACTGGCATACTAACGCTCGACAATAATTCAACAGATGAAAAAAAGAGTATTCCAACTAAGCCTGGTCGTGGAATGATTATTCGTGTTGACAATGATACAATTGGTAAGGAACGACATTTGGTAACTGGTTGTGGTACACTTCATTGCTCTGCGTTCTTTGATCCAGATACTGGCGATTTATTGGAATGTTTTTTGAATAAAGGTTCAAGTGGTGGATGTCTATGTAATCTGACTGCTATATCTAGGATGATTTCATTGTCTGCAAGAGGCGGAATTGATGTATATAGCATTGCCGATCAGCTTCATAGTGTGCCAGCTTGTCCGTCATATGCTGTAAGAGCAGCAACCAGACATGATACATCTAAGGGTAATAGTTGCCCAGTTGCAATTGCTAATGCATTGCTTGATATGTACAAAGAAATGCAGTATGAGCTGTTTGACGACGATGGTGAATATGAACCAACATCCGATAAACTTGTTGAAGTGGCAGTTAATAATGAAATGGTAAAAGTTCCTAAACAGAAATCAAAAGCTATTTGTCCGGAATGTGGTGGCGAATTAGTATTTGAAGGTGGGTGCTCAGTATGCAAAGATTGCGGTTTTTCACATTGTAGTTGAGGAAAAATTATGAGAATACTTGCAACATTGCCGATTCAAAACAGTATTAAAGGTTGGATTTGCGCAATTACAATTTGTGCTGCAATAATATTTGGTTGTTGGTGTTTGGCTGCATTCTTAGATGATCAATCAACCAGAAACAGGATTATTAGTACAATACTTGCGATAATTTTCGTTATTGCATCGTTCATTGCGTTTGCAAAAATCCCATACTTCAAACCAGATAAATACAGATATTATATTGAAATTACAGACAAAGACAATAAGACTGAAATTCTAAACAGTTATATACTCGAAAATGTAATTGGTGATATTTATGTCATACGAGACAAGTAAGGAGTAATTAATGGAACTCGGTAATCTTATTTTTGGTCATTCGCGGGGGACATACGAAGTCCCTCGTGATCAATGGCAAGATAGATTTTGTAAATTTTTAGATAACATCGGTTGTGATTATTATGGCATTGCAGACGACCAGGATAACCCCCGTGTGAATTCTCGCGGAGGGGTTACAACAAAAATGTTTTGTCTTTATCCATACTATTGGGGCAATGACGAAGAAGAGTATAATCAACCAAATTTCGTCTATCATCCAACTGGATATAGGTTAGCTTGGTATAAGTACCCTTTACGTGATGCTTATTCCAACCAGATTTTAACCTATGAAGAATTTGACTCAATGCTGACAGATTGTGAGGTATACTATGCTACACCAATGGTGGATGAAACCGTGGATGATGTAATTGTAACTTACGACGAAGAATATGGCTGTTGGGAAGATAGCGATGATATTCCAAACGCCGAAGATGAAGAATGGAATGATTAATTATGCCAACAATAATTGCCGGCCCTGAATGTAACGGTTGTATTTATGCAACTATAGAAGAAGAAACCAAGGGGCGTATTAGAGTCTACTGTGATGCGAGAGATCGCCAATATTGGTGGGGTCAGAACGTCCCTTGTGAGGATAAGGAGATTATCCGTGATAGAACCGAAGAATTATGAATTTAATCCAGATGTTCCTATTGGAGTTGCCACCAAAGCTGGTTTCACTCTGGTAGGAAACAACCTCAAATATAATAAAATATTATACAGATATGATGATACTAGCCAACCATACGTTGAACTCAAAATCTGGGTTGAAAACATGAGTAATACAATAGTATCTGTTACCTGTAATGGCGGTGATATATACATACCGTTTTATGATCCAGATGCTCGCCACGACAATCTTGTGTACGAGAAAGTAGTGACGAATTATCACAACGAGATGGAAAAATTGGTTCGTAAAAAAATATTAAAACATGTTAGAGAACATCATGCAAAATTTCATCATAAGGAGAAAAAGCACCATGGTAACAATTAATTTTAGAAAACTTGATGACACCGCAAAAGTTCCTATTCGTGGCAGCAAAGAATCTGCCGGATATGATTTGTACGCAAATATTGTTGATGCAGATTTTATTGAGATTAAACCTGGCGAAACAAAAAAGATTGGCACAGCATTGGCCATGGCTATTCCGGATGGCTATTTTGGTGCAATATTCGCTCGATCTGGTTTAGCGGCGAGGGAAGGACTGAGACCGGCGAACTGTGTAGGATGTGTGGATCAAGATTATCGTGGCGAAATTATAGTTGCACTTCACAACGATTCTGATACGTCCAGATTTATTACGCCGAACGAAAGAATTGCACAGCTTGTTATCATTCCGTACCTTGAGGTTGAGTTTAATGAAGTGAAGAAGCTTAATACAACGAGTCGAGGCGCCGGTGGTTTTGGTTCTACTGGAGTAAAATAATGACTACACATAAAGTAATTATTGGCAATAGTAATTTTTTGTCGAATATCACCGATGAATCTGTTGACTTAATTGTAACTTCGCCACCATATCCGATGATAGAAATGTGGGATGCAATATGGGATACAACAACAAAAGAATTATTGTATTCTGGCAACGGCTACGAAGCGTTTATCCATATGCATAATATATTAAATAGCGTATGGGAAGAGTGTGATAGAGTGTTAAAATCTGGTGGATTTGTTTGTATTAACATTGGTGATGCTACAAGAACAATTGATAGTAACTTTCAGTTATATCCTAATCACGCAAAAGTAATAGAATATTTCTCTGCTATGGGATATAGCGTGTTACCAGATATTCACTGGCGCAAACAAACAAATTCACCGAATAAATTCATGGGGTCAGGAATGTACCCAGCTGGTGCTTATGTTACCTATGAACATGAATATATTCTGATATTCCGCAAGGGTGGTAAACGAACATTTAGCGGACGAGAAAAAGAATTGCGGCAAAAGAGTGCATATTTTTGGGAAGAGCGCAACGTATGGTTCTCAGATTTGTGGGATATTAAAGGAATTGGTCAGACAATAGCAGCTTCCAAACCCACAAGAAGCAGAAATGCATCATATCCGTTGGAAAT